TCTGTTCAAACTAATGGGGAGATTTTCAAAGATACACTAACAGCCACTAAAAAAGACATACTGCTATCATTAAATTCCTTTGATGGTAAAATAGGCGAAATCAACAATGTTATTAAAAATGTGACTGATACAATAGCAGACAATCAAACAGAATTATCAGATAGCATAGTAGAGTCATTGGATCTTATTTCTAAACAAATTGTCGGTGTTAATTCTGAACTTACTATTGCGTGTACCTCTTTTGAAAAAGCATCTTCTAATACGGTTGAAACGCTTTACCCTTTACTACAGAATATCACTAAACAAATTCAGAGCGGAATATCTGTATTAACCACCTTTGATAAAAATATAAAGGAATTTAATTCTACCACTCTAAATTTGACACAACGTATTACTAACATTGAAAATTATATTTGGCATAGCGGTTGTTGGTATGGTAGAGATGAGGATACTGGCGATTTTGATAATGAATCTACTGCGGGATGGTTGATGACCGCAGCTCCAAATGAGTTTGGAGAACCTGTACTAATATCTAATGGAAATGATGTGCCTTATGCAATACGTCATATTTTTATAGCTTCTGCAAATATGGCGAATAAACTTTACAAAATTCGTTTTTATTGTAGTGAGTCTGATTCATTTACGGATGCTGTTATTTTAAGTGAATTGCTATATATAAAAGTTGGTAATTTATTGAACAGTGCTCCGCTTGTAGTTTCATCTCCATTAATTAGTAGTAATAGTAGTTTGTGGTGTGCTATCAAATGCGAAGCTCCTACGGCCACATTAAGTTTATTGATTAGTATTTAAAAGGAGTTTATAAATGGCTCTAACATTAAATAATACTGTTTCATCTGCTGGGGCTAATAGCTATTGCTCCCGTGCTTCTTGCTTGCCTATACTTGAGCAGAACATACATATTTATGCTACGTTTGCTGCACTTACTACAGCTAATGCAGAATCGTGTCTTATATATGCAACCACACTTTTAGATGCACAGGTACAGTGGGATGGCACAAAAGAGACTGACGCACAGGCATTGAGATGGCCTCGTACAGGAGTTGCAGATGTTGATGGCTATACTGTTGATGATGATACGCACCCAGTATGGCTTCAGGAAGCAACATCATTCTATGCCTATTTTTTATCTCAATCAGATCGCACAGCAGACAGCGATACATTTGGATTCAAAGAATTGAAAGCTGGATCTTTAGAGATGGTAATTGACAAATATGATCGTATACCAACAATACCCAATATTGTTTGGGAAATAGTTAAACCATATGGGACAAAAATGGTTCCTACTCCAAGAGTTTTAGAGAGGCGATAAATGGGTTTACAGTCAGTTTTTCAGAGTGCTGCGGAAACAATCGTTGATGCATTCGGTGATGTGGCTTCTACCATTGCTTATCATTCACTTGGTACGTTTGCGTATAATGCCACTACTGGTGGAAATACTGAATCCGGTTCATCTGATATTACAATCAAAATGATATCCGATGAAATAAAATCGGAAGAGATCCAGGATAGAGACATAAAAATGACAGACCGGAAATTGTTGGTTGCAAATAATGATATATCTGTCACACCAAAAGTCGGTGATTATTGTACAATAGATAGCCAGAGATTCAATGTTGTATGGAAAGAAACGGACCCAGCTATTGCACTTTACCAACTTTATGTGCGAAGAACTTAGTGGGTATTTTTATGTTTTCAGATATGCTACAACATAATAACAAAACGGTACAGGATGTCAGTCCTATACCGTTTCTAACCAACAACTTTATCTATAGAGGAGATAAAATTATGGCTAATTTGAAACGTATCAAAGAGAAGAAAATTTGTCAAGTGGATGATTGTGGAAAACAGATCCATGCAAAAGGATTTTGCATAAAACATTATACACAGATACGGAAGCACGATAAAATTTTAAACAGAACAAAATATGATCCAAATGAATTTAGATTTGATGGAGATGATTGTTATATTTCCTTATATGATAAAGATGGTAATTTTGTAGTGGAAACTATAATTGATAGGGGCGATTATGAAAAGGTTAAAAATTACAAATGGCATATTTCGAATAATTATGTAAAAGGGGTTCTATTCTCAAAAATAGTATTGCTAAGTCGTTTTCTGATAGAGCCGCCAGATGAATTAGATGCGGAGCATAAAGACCAAAATACACTAAATAATAGAAGGTCAAATTTACGATTTGCAACACGTTCTCAGAATATGACTAATCGTGGTAAACAGATAAATAATACTTCTGGTTATAAAGGTGTTTATTTCGAGAAAAGGCGTAATTTATGGTATTCAGAATTGCGTGTTAGGGGAGAAAAATTATTTTTGGGTTATTATACAAATAGGCTTTCTGCTGCCGAAGCATACAAAAAAAAGTCTATGGAATTACTTGATTGTTTTGTACATTCTACCGTTAGGAGAGCCTAATGAGTAAACCATATTCACCAACAAGTATGAGGTCAATAGATCTTCAGTTTGATAAGATGAAAAAGCAGACTGATGCTTATATGGTAAATGTGTTGAAGAAAACTGCCAAAACCTGTTTTATGAATATATTAAAAACTGATGAGCCTCCATATAAGACAGGCTCCTATATGTCAAGCCATAGGATAGGTGTAAATGAAGAGGATCTATCGGATACTGTTATCAAGAAAAAAGGTCTGCGTACATTAGAACAGGCTATTGGTAGTTCTTTGCAACATTTACGTAAGATTGATTCTGTTAAATCAGCATCAGATACTATTATAATTTCCAATTCAGTTGGGTATTCTACGAAGTATGGCTTTAGTTGGGCGGCAAAGGTTGAATATGTAGGATGGGGTGATCAGGGTGGGAGAGGCCCGTATCTAGTGTATGAGAAGGCTGTTACACAAACAATGCAGCAATTGCCGGATATAGCAAAATCAGTAAGCACCACAGATAGTATGGTTGAGGTGAATAGATAGATGGGTACTTTTCAAGATATAAGGGCGGCTATAGAAACAAGGTTCAGTGCCAACTGGACAGCTACAGATATCTCTTGGGATAATGTTGCTTATGATCCAAAACCTGAAATACCATTTGTACGTCTAATGATAAACGAAGTGGATTCTTTTCAGGTCAGTATGAGCACGGTACCATGTCACAGATTTACAGGTATCATCCATATAATAATATTAGTCCCGATTGGAACAGGAACTAACACTGCTCGTGGTTATGCAGACTCAGCAGCGGCTATATTTAGGAATGCTGATTTTAGTAATATTCAATGCAGGTCGCCACGAATAGTGCGTATAGGGGATATTGGACAATATTTCCAATATAGCACATTAGTTAACTTCTGGAAAGATGAGTCTCTAGCTAATGCAACCTAATAGGTCAAAATGTTCGGAAGGGCATGTTCGTATAGATTTTGTACCGAGGCATACAGATGGTGAATGCAGGTGCAAAAACTGTAAAAAACTATTGGCCAAAATAAAAAGTGTTGACAAATGTATGGTGATTGAGATAAAGTGTAATAGATCCAACTGTGGACTTATAAATACTTTCGAGATCAGTAGGAATGCTGAGTATGTAACAGATGTAGATCATTCTGAGAAGATGATCGCTTTTAAGTTTAAGTCCAAAACATGAATGTGCTAATGACAGAATCTCCTAGAAGGTCATTACTTGGTATAAACGAATCCTATAGGGAGGTATATCATAATGGGTGATAGTAATAGAACCGCATTATATTTTGGAGAAGAGGTAACGTGGGGTACGCTTGCCACCTGCACGTTTCAGGAGCTACGGTTCACTGGTGAATCGTTTGCTTATAATATTACCAACATAACAAGTACAGAAATCCGTAGTGATAGACAAATCACAGATTTGATCCAGACGGATGCAGATGTAACGGGTGGATTTAATTTTGAACTGAGTTATGATTCCTTTAATGAAATGCTTGAAGGTGCGTTGTGGAGTGATTGGTCAACACCACTCGCCATTTCTGCATTGGGTATTGGAATTGAGGTTGGGGGTACGCTTACTGCTGGTGCTGGTGCCACGAATGATACTGCGAATTTCTCATTGGCTACTGTTGGTCAGTGGATTGAATTGCGTGGTAGCTCTAATGCAACCAACAATGGTTATTATCAAGTTACAGCAAAAGCCAGTTATGTGAGTCTTACCGTAGCGCCGGTTCCTGATGCAACGGTTGCCTCTGCTACTGATACTATTGTTA